ACGTCCTTTAAGCAAAGAAGAACTTGCTAAGACTGGTGACTCAACAAAATGGCTCTTAACAGCAGAGTATGCACTTGTGGTTCAAAACCCAGATGCACATGCTAAAGTTCAAAACGTAGGTGCTTAGTAATTAGATATGATATAATGGAGGGAGTTAATTCTCCCTCTGTTGTATTTTTATTATGCCAATATTATTTGACCACAATAGCGTAACAGGTGTAAGTCAGTACTTTGACTATGACCCAGCTAAAGATACATACTACCTAACTAGCACACAAGATATTAGTGGCATGTTAGACAATATTAAAAAATCTAGAGATAACCCTGAAGTTTGGAACAAAGGTGTAAAACAAGAATGGGCACACTTTGCTAGTATTCCACCTGTAGTGGAAATGCAGTTAAAGCAAAAGGGTATAGACATGTATAACCCACACCAAACTAAAGAACTCATAAAAGAAATAAACGAAAACTATCCATATCTTAAACTGACTACTAAACGTGGATGATTACAGTAAAGAGTTTAAATACTGGTACGAAAGAATATACCTACAAAGCCCTAGTCTATGCAAACTAGAGTATGATGATGAGAAGATGTGGGAAGCATGGAAAGCAGCACAAACATCATTTACACAAATAATAAAAGATAATGAAAGCTAAATTAAAAGTATTGCGTGTCAAAGAAGATGGCGATACATGGCATATAACCGTAGATACGAATGAAGAAGGTCGTAAAGTTCTTATGCAAGCTGGTATAGATGTAGCCCTAAAGAATTTCTGTGATGATAATATGGATAAGCTATCATGGTGGGAACGTTTTAAATACGCTTGGAAATGTTCTCTAAAACAGAACAAACGTAGCATAAAGTAGAACAATGATAGTTTACGGTGCTAAACGTGTAGGCGGTAAGTTATTACTACGCAGATGGTTTAAGAAAAGAACTTCTGATAAGCACAAAAGACTTGACTTAGATATGAGTAAGTTAAGAAAAAAATGGTGGCACTTTAGGACAAGATGGACAGAGAAGAATTAAAGAACGTACAGTTAGCCATACATGACCTCATACAAAAAGAAGAGTATGACGTAGCATTACCTATTATTAACGAAGTGTTAATGGTCTATCCTAATGATGCAGCTACATTACATTTTCTAGGATACATTTGGTTAATGGCTGATAAGCCTGCATTTGCATATCAGTTATTCCGTAGGTCATTACAAGAAGCACCAAGCAATAAAGCATTATGGACATCTCTAGGTCGTGCATGTCACGAAATGGATATGTTTGAGGAAGCTATTAAATACTTCTTAAAGTCAGCAGAATTAGACCCTAACTATGCACTAGCTTATGCTAACGCTTCTGCTTCACTTGTTCAGATGTCTAAATGGGATGATGCAGAGAAGTCTGCAAAGATGGCTCTAGAATGCAATCCTGACGAGTTACACGCACAATTAAACCTAGCTCATAGTTACCTAGCCAAAGGTGAATGGGAAAAGGGCTGGGAAGAATGGAACAAGTCACTAGGTGGTAAGTTCCGTAAAGAATTAGTCTATGGTGATGAACCTAGATGGGATGGTTCACCAGATAAGACATTAGTTATATATGGCGAACAAGGTTTAGGTGATGAGATATTCTATGCTTCATGTATACCTGACGCTATAGACATTAGCAAGCAAGTCTACATAGACTGTGATGAAAGATTAGAAACATTATTTAAACGTAGCTTTCCTAAAGCAATAGTGCATGGCACTCGTAAAGCAGATAATGTGGAGTGGATAAATGGAATTAACTTTGACGCAAGGTGTGCAATTGGTGGAATACCTCAGTTTTTCAGGACAACAAATAAATCTTTTCCTGGGACTCCTTTTCTAATACCTGATACAGATAAGGTTGAGATGTGGAAGTCTATGTTTAAGCCTTGGGGTAAGACAGTCATAGGTATCACTACTAAAGGCGGTACATTTAGAACAAACTCTAAAGGTCGTATTCTTACAGAAGAAGACTTACAACCACTACTTAAACGCAAAGATATACAGTTAGTTAGTTTAGATTATAGCGTAGAAAGCAAAATTGAAGGTGTTAAGTACTTTGAATTAGCGTCTGACGCAAAAGATTATGATGATACAGCAGCTCTCATAGGAGCTTGCGATATGGTTTTAGGGGTCAATACTACAGCGTTACATTGTAGTGCTGCTATGGGCGTTAAAACATGGTGCTTGGTACCTAAATATCACCAATGGAGATATGCTCAAGTAAGTATGCCTTGGTATAGGTCTATGAGACTTATGTATCAAGACGATAGAACATGGAATGAAGTGATAGAGAACGTAGTCACACAGTTATGAAATTAGCAGGCAACACGTATTTACCTGACAATGATGAGTTCTTTGTTAATTACTTTAAGTTAGGTGACGTGTTTGAAAGAAAGTCACTAGATATTGCAATAGAACATGTAAAGAAATGGGATGTTGCAGTAGATGGTGGTGCACATGTAGGTAGTTGGTCTAGGTTTCTCTGTGATAAGTTTAATTTAGTCGCATCTTTTGAACCTAATCCTGATAACTTTGAATGTTTAGTAGCAAATACTAGAAACAAAAACAACATTATCCTGTTTAAGTTTGGTCTGTACGACATTCATCAAGAATTTGCACTAAAGAGTGGTAATAACACAGGTTGTTGGCACTTATCTGAAGGTAAAGGTATTAAAGTAATGCCAATGCCTGACTTCGGTGCATTAGACTTCTTAAAACTAGACGTAGAAGGTTTTGAACACAATGCCATTACAGGCATGATAGACCAAATTAGACGTTATAGACCTGTTATTGTGATAGAAGAAAAGAACCTACCACATAAACCATTAACATACGAAGCAAGACACTTACTAGAAAGCATTGGCTACAAAGAAGTAGGTCAAGCACACAAGGATGTAGTCTTTGCTTAATATAACATTTCTTCATGTAGGTAAAGATATAGATATGCCTACAAAAATGGTAGCTTCTGTCAAAGAAGTTATGCCAAACGCAAACATAGTTCAGTTATCAGATATGAATACGCCAATTATAAAAGGCGTAAATACCATTATTCGTAAAGAATATAATGGTCTTATCATGGTGTTTAGGTTAGAACATTTAGCTGCATTACGTGGCAATTGGGTCACACTAGATACAGACATGATAATTAAAAAAGACTTATCTCATGTATTTGATAAAGAATTTGATGTATCTTTAACAAGACGTTATGGCTCTATCATGGATGTAGACGGTAACGATATAGTTAAACTTATGCCTTATAACGCAGGTGTAATGTTTTCTAAGAACCATGAGTTTTGGCAAGAAGCATTAAGCACACTAAAGAGTCTTGATAGAAAAGCACATGAATGGTATGGAGACCAATTAGCCATTAAGTTTATGGCAGACACCAATAACTATAAGATATTAGAACTACCTTGTGATGAGTATAACTACACACCAAGTAGTCCAGATGAACGTAAAGATGTATATGTTTATCATTTTAAAGGTCAGCGTAAAGACTGGATGATGAACGGAAAATATTAAAGGATATTAAATGGCATTTACTAACTACACTAGCTTTGTTTCTACAGTAGAGAGTTACTTAGCACGTACAGACTTGACAAGTGTTATCCCTGACTTTGTTCAGATGGCACAGTTAAGAATGACTCGTGACTTACGAACAGAAGCAATGTTAAAAGTAGCAACAACTACACCTTCTGATAACAAAGTAGCGTTTCCTACTGACTTCTTAGAGTTAAGAGAGATGCACTTTCAGGGTAATCCACCTATTATCTTAGAGTTCCAATCACCTGACTTGTTCTTCCGTAATGGTCAAACATCATTATCAGGTCGTTCACATTACTTTACAATGTTAGGCACAGAGTTCCAATTTGCACCTAGCCAAAACTCTGATTACACAATTCAAATTCTATACTATGCTCAACCAACATTTATTTCTACTACAACAGCTAGTAACTTGTTCTTAGCATACTACCCAGACGCTTTACTTTACGCAACATTAGCAGAAGCAGAACCGTATCTTATGAATGACCCAAGGGTAGCAACATGGTCAGCATTATACGATAGAGCTATTGCTAATATTAAGAAAAGCGATTTGGGACAAACATACGCATACACCACATTAAACGTAACACCAAGATAAAGGAAAAATCATGGCAGAAATGAGTAACTTTTTAGAGAACGCACTTATAAATGCAACTCTACGTAACACAACATATACATCACCAGCAACAGTTTATATATCATTATGGACTTCAGACCCTACAGACGCAGGTAGTGGTACAGAAGTGTCTGGTGGTTCATACGCTAGAACAGCAGTAACTATGGGAGCACCATCTAACGGTGTATCACTAAATTCTGCTGACGTTACATTCCCAACAGCAACAGCTTCATGGGGAACTGTAGGTTGGATTGGTATTAATGATGCTCTATCAAGCGGTAACTTGCTTTACCATTCACCTTTAGATACTGCAAAAACTATTGACTCTGGTGATATCTTTAAAATTTCAACAGGCAACCTTTCAGTTACATTAGCTTAACGCTTAACGTTAAACGTTAAAGGACAATAGATGGCTTTAGTCTTAAAAGATAGGGTAAAAGAAACTACTATAACCATAGGTACTAGCACGCTTGTGCTTCTTGGTGCAGCTTCTGGTTTTCAATCTTTTTCTGTCATAGGTAATGGTAATACAACTTACTATACTATTGATGGTGGTACTGAATGGGAAGTAGGTATTGGTACTTATACATTGGTAGGCACTACTTTATCTCGTGATACTATATTATCATCTAGCAATGGTGGAAGTGCAGTAAACTTTAGTGCTGGTACGAAGAACGTATTTGTTACATATCCTGCTGATAAATCTATTTATGATGATGCTGCTGGTAATGTAATAGCACTTGGCACTCCTGCATCCGTTACACTTACAAATGCTACAGGACTTCCTCTTACTACAGGTGTAACAGGCACACTTCCTATTGCCAATGGTGGCACAAATCAAACATCTTATACAAATGGTCAATTACTTATTGGCAATACAACTGGTAATACATTAGCTAAAGCTACTCTTACTGCAGGAACAGGTATATCAGTTACAAATGGAGCAGGTTCAATAACTATAGCTAATAGTGCTGCTTCAATTGTTTGGCAATCCGTTCAAACAAGTAATTTTACTGCTGTATCAGGCATGGGCTACCCTTGTAATACTACATCTGCAGCATTTACTGTAACACTTCCAGCTTCTCCTGTAGCAGGAGATATAATTACTTTAACTGATTATGCCGGTACATGGCAAACTAATAATGTAACTTTAAATATAAATGGCAATAAATTAAATTCATTAACTGCAAATGCTAATTTATCTACAAAACGTCAATCAATTTCTTTAGTTTATATTGATGCAACACAAGGATGGATAGCATATAGCGGATTTTTAGATAATATTCCTGCTATATTATATACAGCATCTTATCTTATTGTTGCTGGTGGCGGTGGTGCTGGTCATAACGTTTCTGGTGGAGGTGGTGCTGGTGGATTATTAACTGGCTCTGTTTCTTTATCTACTGGAACAACTTATACGGCTACTGTTGGTGCTGGTGGTAATGGAGCTACATCTGGTTCTGCTCAAGGTTCTCAAGGTCAAACATCTTCTTTTGCTGGAGTATCTACTGTAGGCGGAGGCGGCGGAGGCGGAGGAGATGGTGCTGGTGGTAATGGAGGTTCAGGCGGAGGAAGTGGTGGAGCTACAGGTACATCTGGATTAGGTGGAAGTGGTACTTCAGGTCAGGGCAATAATGGCGGTCGTGGAGCAAGTGGTGCTGGCAGCTACCCTGCTGGTGGCGGTGGAGGATCAAGTGCGGTAGGAGGAAGTCCAGCTAATAGTTCCGCAAACGGAGGTAATGGTGGAGCTGGTACAGCAAGTAGTATAACTGGTTCAAGCGTTACTTATGCTGGTGGCGGTGGAGGATCAAGAATAGGTGGAACTGCAGGTACAGGGGGTGCTGGTGGTGGTGGCAATGGAGCAAATAGTGGTGCTGGGTCTGCTGCAACTGCAAATACAGGTGGTGGTGGCGGTGGTGGTGCTGCAAGTTCCAGTGGAGGTAATGGTGGATCAGGTGTAGTTATTATATCAGTACCTACTGCAAACTACTCAGGCACAACTACAGGAAGCCCTACAGTTACAACATCTGGATCAAACACAATTATTAAATTTAATGCCTCTGGCACATATACAGCATAAGGAAAACTATGTCACATTTTGCAAAAATAGTAGATGGTAAAGTCACTCAAGTTATTGTGGCTGAACAAGAATTCTTTAATACATTTGTAGACTCAAGTGCAGGTACTTGGTTACAAACTTCATACAACACAAATGGCAATCAGCATCCAGAAGGTAGACCTTTAAGAGGTAACTACGCTGGTATTGGTTATACATACGACTCTGTTAATGACGTATTCTACGCACCACAACCATATCCATCATGGATACTAAACAATACAACATGGACATGGGAATCGCCTGTAGCATATCCTGTAGACGGTAAGGTATATACTTGGGATGAAATTATAAAAAATTGGATTGAAAAAGTTTAAGGAGTAAGTAATGTTTGGTATAAGTGCAATATCACAAGTACCATTTAGTACCCTTGCACTAACTGGACAAGTACAAGAAGGTGTAGCTTCTGTTAATGCAAATGCAACATTAACTGCAAATGCAAATAGAATACAATTTTCATCTGGAAATATTAGTTCTACTGCAACATTAACAGCAATTGGTAATAGAATACAATTTTTTAGTGCATCTATTACATCTAATGTTACTGTATCAGCTTCAGGCTTTTCAATAGCACTTGCTAGTGCATCAATAAATTGCAATGCAACAATTACAGTTGTTACAAGTGGGTCACTTGTATTTGGAAATGCAAACGTTAATTGTAATGCAACTGTTACAGCAGATGGTTTTTCATTAATATCTGCATCTAGTTCTATATATGCAGAAGCTATAGTATCTGCTACTGGCGGTTCTATTGCATTATCTTCAGCAAGTATTACAGCAACAGGCACAGTTACAGCATTAGGTTCATTATTAATCGGTGGCAATGCTTCAATTACATCCAATGCTGCAGTTTCAGTAACTTACAACAGAATTAGATTAGAAAGTGGCTCTATAACTGGAACTGCTACAGTAACAGTACTTGGTGGTTTAATAAATTCAGGAAATGCACAAGTAAATGCTTTTGCTACAGTTAATGCAAGTGCTAAAGCTATATATTCAGCTTTTGCTTATGTAGAAGGTATAGGAACAGTTACTGCTAAAGGTACAATACAAGGTGAAGGATGGACACCAGTTGATCCAGGTTCAGAAACATGGACACCAGTATCAGCAGGATCAGAAACATGGTCTGCAATATCACCATCTACAGACACATGGACAACAATTACAGCAGGAACAGAAACTTGGACTGATATTTCTCCAAGTACAGACATTTGGTTACGACAAGGATAAAAGATGGCAAAGAATAAAATTAGTGAATATTCAGCAACCCCAGCAGACAATACAGACATTAGTAATATTAACATTGCTGAAGGATGCTCACCTGCCAATGTAAATAATGCTATTCGTTCTTTAATGGCACAAATTAAAGACTTACAGGCAGGAACTTCAGGTGATACTATCCCATTAACAGCAGGTGGTACAGGTTCTACTACAGCTAGTGCAGCTAGAACAGCATTAGGTCTTGCTATTGGCACAAATGTTCAGGCTTATGATGCAAATACTGTTTTTGATGATGTATCAGCTACATTTACTGCTGCAAACTCATTTACTAATAAACAAACATTTACAGGTTCATCTAGTGTTATCTCATCTAAATTTGTCAATGCTTTAGAAGGTGTTACAGTATCAGCAACTGCAGCTACAGGTACTATTAATTATGATGTAACTACACAGTCTGTTTTATTTTATACAAGCAATGCTTCTGCCAATTGGACTGTAAACTTTAGAGCTTCTAGTGGCACATCTTTAAATACTGCAATGGCTACAGGCGAGTCTATTACAGTTGTATTTTTAGTCACACAAGGTGCTACAGCTTATTATAATAATGCTCTTACAATTGATGGCACATCTGTAACTCCTAAATATCAAGGTGGTATAGCATGGACTGCAGGTAATGTTTCAGGCATAGATGCTTATTCTTATACTATTATTAAAACTGGTTCAGCAGCGTTTACAGTATTAGCTGCACAAACACAATTTAAATAGGAATTATTAATGCCATTATTATCAAGAATAGCTGTTCAAGCAGTTAAGGGTTATGGATTAACTTCTGCAAAAACACCTTATGCTGTTACTTATTTAGTAGTAGCTGGTGGAGGTGGTGGTGGTCAGAACGTTTCTGCAGGTGGAGGAGCTGGTGGATTATTAACTGGTTCTGTTATTTTATCACCTAGAATTTCCTATACTATAACTGTTGGTGGTGGTGGTGCAGGAGCAACATCTTATTCTGCTCAAGGTTCTCAAGGTCAAACATCTTCTTTTAATGCAATATCTGCAACAGGTGGTGGCGGAGGTGGTGGAGGAGATGGTGCTGGTGGTAACGGAGGTTCTGGAGGGGGAAGTGGTGCTTCTTCTTTTACATCTGAATTACCAGGTACAGGCATTTCAGGTCAAGGAAATAATGGTGGACGTGGAGCTAGTGGTGCTGGAAGTTATCCTGCAGGGGGTGGAGGAGGAGCTGGTGCCGTTGGTGTAAGCCCAGATAATAATTCTGCAAATGGTGGTAACGGTGGAGCTGGCATAGTAAGCAGTATAACTGGATCAAGTATTACATACGCTGGTGGTGGTGGAGGTGGTAGAGAGGGTGGCACTGCAGGTACTGGTGGTGCTGGTGGTGGAGGTAATGGTAGTTCTAGTGGTATTGGGTCTGCTGCAACTGCAAATACAGGTGGTGGTGGCGGTGGAAGCGGTGTTAATTCTAGCGGTGGTAATGGTGGATCAGGCGTAGTAATTTTATCAATTCCTTCAACAAGTTATACAAGTAACACAACAGGTTCTCCTACAGTTACAACATCTGGATCAAACACAATATTACAATTTACATCTTCAGGAAGCTATACAGCATAATGGCTACTCAACGCATACAATTTAAAGACTGGTTACCTGACCAACCTAGTATTATAGATACAGTATCTGAAGCTAATAATGTTATTCCTTTAGCTATAGGATATGGTCCATTTAAGTCAGCAGTAAACTATTCAGGTGCAGCTACAGAAGACCTTAATAACTGCTTTGCAGCTAAAGTAAATGCAGATGTATCTGTATTTGCAGGAGGCAATACTAAACTATTTAAATTATCTTCTACAGACTTAACTATGGAAGATGTATCTAAGGCTAGCGGATATACAGGTGTTAATAGATGGCAATTTGCTCAATTTGGTAACTATGCACTTGCTACTAATGGTTCTGAAAAAATACAATATTTTGATGTAGGTTCATCTACAGACTTTGCAGACTTAGCAGCAGCAGCTCCAATATCTAAATACATTACAGTAGTTCGTGACTTTGTAGTAGGTGCTAATATCGGTAATGGAACATATCCATCACGTGTTCAATGGTCAGATATTAACGACCCTACAGATTGGACTGCAGGTGCAGCATCACAGTCAGACTATCAAGAACTTCCTGACGGTGGAGATATAACAGGTATGACAGGTGGTGAATTTGGTATTATATTCCTAGAAAAAGCCATTGTGCGTATGTCATACATTGGCTCACCATTATTCTTTCAGTTTGACACAATTTCTCGTAATGTAGGATGTGTAGAAGCTAATTCTATTGCCCAATATAGTGGTATCACATACTTCTTATCAGATGATGGATTTTACTCATGTAATGGTCAACAAATTACAGGCATTGGGGCAGAAAAAGTAGATAGATATTTTTATAATAATGCTAACATTGGTGATATTGACTCTATATCAGCAGCAGTAGACCCAGAACGTAACTTAGTGATTTGGAATTACACAACAATTTCAGGTAATAGAGCATTAATAATATATAACTTTGAAACCCAAAAATGGTCTGAAGCTGATACAGACGTAGATTATTTATCAACATTAGCTACAACAGGCACATCTTTAGATGCTATTGATAGTGCGTATAATGTAACAGCAGGTTCTTTTGTAGTAGGTAAGTCATATACTATTAGAACAGTAGGAACAACATCATTTACAAGTATTGGTGCAGTTGCTAATACTGTAGGTGTATTATTTACAGCTACAGGTATAGGTTCTGGTACAGGTGTTGCAATTGATATGGAAGCTTCTGCAGCAGCACTTAAAACCATAGATACACTTACTACAACACTAGATGATAGACTATATGCAGGTGGTAAATTCTTATTTGGTGGTGTTCGTAGTACTAAAATTATTACTTATACTGGAACTCCAGCTACAGCAAATATTATTACAAATGACTTAGAATATGGTTATAACTCCGTCTTAACTCTTATTAGACCTTCTGTAGATAATGGTTCTGCAAATGTTGCTGTGGCTTCTAGACGTATGTTAGATGATACTATTACTTATGGCTCATCTGTCACAGCAAGCCAAGAAGATAGATGTTCTGTTAGAAGCTCAGGTCGTTATCATAGAGTAAGTCTTACACCTACAGGAGCTAACTGGTCATCTGCAATTGGTATGGATATAGATTACTCTACACAAGGTACTAGATAATGGCACGTAGTGATATGTACCGTAAACTGCCTTGGACAGGTGGAGACCCTAGAAGTGTAGCTGAGATTGTAAATAATCTTGTAGAAGGTAAAAGCAATAATACTGGTGACTTTACTACTACACAAAGCACTACAACTACCACACTGTATAATGAAAGAATAGGTTATAATAGTGTAATACTATTTACTCCTATGAATGATAAAGGTGCTTCTGAAATGGCATCTATATATGTTCAAACTCTTAATCAAGGCAGTGCTGTTATTCATCATGGTTCTCACAATTTTGATTGCATATTTAAATACATTGTAGTTGGATGATTTTACATTACATACCTAAAGACCAGTTACGTTCACATTGGGATTATGTTAAACATGGTCTTGAGTTAGTAAGACAACGTGGTCACACATCTTGGATAGTAGAAGATGTCTATTGTGATTGTTACGAAAACAGGTCTATGTTATTTGTAGGCATGATAGATAACAAAGCGGTAGGTTTTGTAGTACTTCAACCATTAGGAGATACACTTCATGTATGGGCTTCTTGGTCTACTATTAATGACAATACACTCTTTCAACAAGCATGGCAAGAAATACAAGCAATAGCAAAACAAGGCGGTAAGTCTAAAGTTACATTCTCTTCACAAAGAAAAGGATGGGAACGTAGAGCAAAGGCAATGGGTTTTACACCTCAAACATGGGAATTTATACTTTAAGGAAATAGATATGTTTAAGTTACACAATTGGGTACAAGAATTAGTACAGTCATTTACATTTTACGGTGGTGGTGGTTCAGGCGGTGGAGGTACAACTACTTCTAAAACTTCTTCTGAACTAGACCCAACAGTAAGACCTTATGTAGAATATGGTTTGGGTGAAGCTAAAAATCTTTATCAGCAAGCAGGTCCATCTTATTATCCTGGTCAAACTTATGTTGGACCATCTGGTCAAACAACTGCTGCATTACAAGCTGCACAAACAAGAGCTATGACAGGCAGTCCACTTACACAAGCTGGTCAAGCACAACAATTAGGTACAGTTCAAGGACAGTACTTATCTGCTGGCAATCCATACTTTACACAAGCATTAGCAGGTCCAACACAACAAGCTACGCAAGCATATAATGACGCTATTAAGGCTGCACAAGGTACTGCTTCTATGGCAGGTCGTTATGGTTCAGGTGTATCTGCTGACATTCAAAATAGAGCAGCACAAACATTATCTAATACACTAGCTAATAAATATGGTGAACTTGCTTACGGTAATTATGCTACAGAACGTGGATTACAAAACCAAGCTGCAGTTAATGCTCCACAAATGGCTGCTGCTGATTATGCAGATATTCAACAATTAGCTAACGTAGGTAAAACTGCTGAAGGTTATCAACAAACAGCATTACAGTCAGCTATTGACCGTTATAACTACGAACAA